GAGAAGGATGATTAGATTTGATAAATACACTTAGGTTTGTGTTTCTATCATATACTGGTATAGTGTGTACATATCCTGACGCTATCGCTGCTGTACTGGCATTTATATTATCGTATTCTTTTGATTCTACTGTATAGGTATAGTCTTCTCTACCTTTACGTTTAAGGGTTACATCAAGTACACCTACATCTCCAAAGTCAAAGTTCATTCTATGTAAAACTAAAGACCCTCTAGTTTCGGAACGGCTTGATTCACCTTCTTGTCTAGTAACATATATCTTAGGTAGCTCTACTTCAAACTCATATTCATATCCAACAATTAAATCAGTATTAACTGAGTTACCATCTTTAGTAGATGTTTTCCAGTTACCGGGTAAAGTGACTGTTTCATTAGGAGCTGTACCTGTAATAGCAGATGATGGAATATCATAACTCTTACCAGCTAAATCACTATCAGTAGTACAGTAAGCTGTTAGTGTACGAGAACTATAAAATCCTGCACCTAATGTAAACGTTGTGACATCATTAGTCGTATCATAGGTCATATCTCCAGATGCAATCGTTTTCTTTGTATCTAAATGTATACGATTTTCATCAGGAGCAGTTCCTATCATAGGAGTTCCAGAAGTTAATTTTATGTCAAATTTTTCTAGTGTATATGTTGACCCTGTATTTAATACAACAAAGTATTGATCATCCATCATACTATGATACACAACATTATTAGGTAACGTCCATCTAAACCATGCAGATTGAGCACGTTTTTCACCAGCTTGATACCATTTATAACCCCATACTTCATTAGTTGCAGTATGTAATGTACTGTCTACCGAAAATAATAATAGGTTATTTTCAGTTGATGCAGTTACATTAGTTATTTTTTGAGGAAATAATTCTGCAATAATTTTACTTTGTTCTTCTACATCAGGTTCATTCCTAGTAGTAACATTTGCTATTTCATAAAATCTAGCTTCTCGTGCTGTGCTATTTAAGAAACCTATAGTAGTTCCTAAAGACACAGGATTAGTATCTTCATTAAATGCGTATGATGATGCATACGTTATCTTAGCCGTTTCAGGAGTAAGCAAAGCTTCCGCTCCAGAACTCAGTAAGAACTGTTCACTAGCACTAAAGATAACTAGACCTCCAGCATTTTCAACAGCGTCAAACAGTCGAGTAGGAAACGTAGAGCTAGATTGTAAATCAATTGGGTCCGCATTAGAAATTGCCATCGCAGTTTTTACCCAAAAATTATAGAAGTCATTCACCCTAGATAGGATAACATTTTCTTCACTAAGTAAAGCAATTCTATTTCTAAAGAATAACATTTTTTGGATACGATTTCCTACAAACGAAGGAGGACTATTTGTTACGTCATCACCTGCGTCACGCTTACCCCAATCTGGATAATCAAATTGAAAAGCACCATTAGAATAAGTTTGAGCTGAACCTCCATTAATAGCAAATGTCCCGGGAAGCACTCTAACGAGCTTCAGAGGCATTGTATCGTTGTCAAAGGTAGTTGTTATGCCGGGAGCTGCTACCTCTTCCCACACGCCCTCTCCGAAGCGAACTGGGTGAACTGTGACATTACCACTTGTTGTACCTGAGGATGCATCTGTTACAGTAAATGTATTAGCGTCAGCAACACTTGCTATAGTATAATAACCATCACTACCATTACCACTTGTAACATCTAGTATAACTTGGCTACCATTAGCTAGTCCATGGTTTGCAGAAGTAACTGTTATAGTATTACCTGATCTAGCATAGGTAGCTTTTTGTACTATATCTGCTGCTATACCTTCAGCTTGGAACCGAAGATAATAATCATCCATATCTTCACCACTATTAACAACACGTACTGTATAACCGTGACGACATACACGAGGTAAGTCAGCTATATTATTAGCTTCGGTTGTAGTAATAGTCATTAATTGTCTTTCTGGTGATGTAACACCAAATGGAGTAGCTCTATAAAAATGAATTCCATTACCACATATGGTGGCTGTAATACCATGACCTCCTGTTATAGAATCTAGTTTAGATTTAATTGAACTCAGTATTCCACTAGCAGATACATGTTCTTCAGCATTAGAAGAAGTTGCTTCAGGTCTTACACCACATATATTAGCTCTTGATGTGACATCAATATGATTAGTAACTATAACTTTGAAAGTAACACCTTTTTTGGTTGTATGTTGATAACTATATCCAGTTGACCAACCTTCACCACCAAATTGTAATTTACAAAATATTTGATATGAATCATGGTAATCATCTAAAGCTTCATCACTAGCATGATCACTATCAGGTTGTGGTTGACATCTTACATCAGCTTCATACCTAAGTCTTGAGCTGCCATTAGCACTCATGTTAGGTGGTGAAGTTGAAAACTTATCAGTACCTCCCGTTACTAATGGATAATTATAATTTTGATTTGGGTAAACAGTTTCATTTGTCCCACCTGCAGTAACTGTTTCTCTACCCATACCTTTACAATCACCATTACTGGTACCGGTGTAACTATAATTGGCATCAAACACCTCTAATCCTGTAGCACGTTGTGTAGTATAAGTAGTATTATCATCTGGATCAAAGAAATCTAATGCATATTGTTTACCATAAGATATAGTATCTAAAGTTAGAAATGCTTCATTTAACTGAGGTGGAGATTTATCTGCAGCATCAGTTTTCATTGCTACTTCTTTTCTTCTATTAACAAAGAAGGTAGTTTGGTTAATTGTATTGACCTGTATATCAGAAGATTTTTCATCTGACAATGCAGTATTATCTAGATATGTAGCTTTGTTTGTACCTGCTACCTTAGCATAATCTATAGGTATTTCTACTCCATCACTACATCTCCAGATTTTAACTGCTCCATCTGCTCCAGCTTGACCTATATATTGTTCTGAATCGTTAGTATAAATACTGAACCATTTAGTATTATCAGCTGTAGAAGGAGAAAGAGTATTTACTAATTGACTTCCCGGACGTTTAATAAGTTGTCTTACCACGTCTGGAACGCCGTTAACTAAGTCTACTACTTGTCCCGGAATTTTTTTTTCATCGGGTTGTGTAGACATACCTAATACGTAACTAGGTATCTTTTGTGTAACACTTGCCATTAACGTCTTAGCATTTGATAAGGTTTATAAGATTGATATGCAGATTCATCTGGCCATCCCATATAGTTATGGTCACCTTGATTACATTCGTATTCCATACATGCTGCTCTGGATTGAGTTTCAAAAGTCTGCATCATTTGTTGTAGTTGCTGGTTAGATACTAACTGTACTGCAGCTCTACCGCAAGCTTTATATATAATATATCTTTGAAACGGAGCTGGTATATCTTCGTAATTTAATAATCTAACATAGTTAAAATAAAAATAGTCATCATCTGGAAATTCAAATGTATGATTAACTCTATCATATACTTTCCAGATACCATCTGTATCTTTCCTTCTAACAAAATCTCTAGTCTTATCCCACCCATCTTCCATGTCTATACGCATAACATCAGACGGTATTATAAATTTATTATCAGATGTTTTATCTGAATTTTTAATATGATATTCTAAATTAAAAGTCCATCCCTCAGATTGTACATCTTGATTAGATTCTTTTAATAAGTTGTAAACAAATTTTATTTCAGGATTAGTAAAGTCTATTTGAGAGATAGGAGATTGACCTATGCTACCCAATATAGAGTTAACTGCGGATAGTTCGGTATCGAGTGTTGTAGTTGTGGTAGTCATAGGTTAAGAATTATGAATAAAAAAAAGGGAGGTTGTGAAACCCCCCTTAGTGTGTTATGAATACTGTCCAGCAACGACAGCACAGGTATCAGTTGTTCCTGATGTACCTACTGTTCCGTATGCTAAACGTAAATTTTTTGTTGTGGAAGCAACGTTTGCGTTAACTGTTCCACTTGTACCTGAAGGAGAAATACGTGTTTCAGTTCCTGCACCGCAAGAACCGTATTCTCCAACTTTTGAAGGAGCTGCCATAATATTTAATTAGTTTAAGAAA